TACAACCATGTGAAGTATGTGGTGAAGATACTAGCTTTGGCTCTGGTAGATTTGTAAATCGTATACCATGTGATGATAATTACATGTGTTACGAATGCCTTGCTGAAATTGAAAAAGAAATAGAAGAGGAAAATGAAATGCAAAAGGAGAATGATAATGACTGATAAACAATTAGCTGAAAAACATTTTGGTAACTTACATGATGCTTGGATAGGTGATGAGCAAAGACACTATGAAGAGTATCATGGTGTGGAATGTGCTGATAAAATTCCAACATCTAAATTAAAAGAACATAATTACAAAGACTTGAGAGTAATACAAGAATTTTTTGAGGAGTATCATTATGCCTAATAAGATGAGTAGAGATATAGACACAATACCTACAGTACGTAGACACATAGTAAGTTATAAGATATATGCAGAGTGGTCAGATAGTCCTAAACTTGTAGAGATAGAGCATGAGATGGGTAACTTTTTAGAAAATACTTTTAATGATTGGTTAAGAGATATAGAAGATGAGGAGGATTTAAAATGTTAAGTGATGCAATAACAACTGTAGGTTTTGCTTTACAATCTTATGTTAATACTTGTATCCATGAGGATACTGAAGAGAACAGAGCAGAACGTGTGGAACTAACACTAGCATGGTCAATAATAAAAAAACATTTAGAGGAGAAAAATAATGATAGTAACTTGTGAAAATTGTAAAGTTAATAAAGGTGAAGAAGAAGATATGACATATAAATTTGTTCCTATATTATTGTGTGATGATTGTTACACAGGAATACGATATTGGATTGCAGATGAATTAGATATTCATGTACAAGGAGTAGACATATGAACATATTTATACTAGACGAATCACCTATCATATCTGCACAGATGCAATGTGATAAGCACATAGTAAAGATGCCATTAGAAACTGCACAGATGTTGTGTTCTGTATGGCATAGGTATGGTTCAGCAGATAGAGTACCATACAAGGAAGCACATAGAAACCACCCATGTACACTATGGGCAGGAGATGATGCACATAATTATGATTGGCTATGGAGACATGGCATGGAGCTATGCTTTGAGTACACCAGAAGGTATAACAATATACACAAGTGCCAAGCTATTATCATGGACTTAACAATAGATAATGTTGGCTTTGCTTTTGAACACATGAGCAGACAAGGTACACCACACCCACTATGTATGCCAGATGTACATAAAGAAGAAGATAATGCTGTATTATCATACAGAAGATACTATGCTAATGATAAGAAAGATATAGCTAAGTGGGAGAAGACAAGACCTATGCCAGATTGGTATGCTAGTGGTGCGTATAAGATAGATGTTGACTTTGATATTATGGGACAAGAGTTTGCAAACTTAGGTGCGTATGATGGATAATAAACTTGACATGTTTCAAGAAGTAATGTAAGGTACGAACATGAATAAAAACTTTGTAATAGCTTTTATATCTCAAGATAAAGATATTATATTAGAACCATTAGCAAAGTTCAATGGTGATGTTATGTATTTTAAATCTTCACATGATGCAAGAGATTATATAGAAAAGTTATATGTTAATAGTGGAGTTGATGCTGTAGAATATGATGATGATGGTTTAGAAATAATAAGAGTTCAATAGGGTGACTAGTCACCTTGCAACAAGGAGAAACAAATGGCACAAACAGAATTAGATGTGTTACGTAGAAATGTAAAAGAATTACAGATGCAATTACGTGATGCTCATATACGTATTAAACATCTTCAAGAAATTAAATGGGCAGAAAGAGCTAATGAAAATCCTGATGCTTTACATATAAAAGGAGATAAAGATGAGTGAGAATAAATTTACTGATTGGTTACATAAAGAATTACAACAACAACAAAAAGAAAAGGAAACTATAATGGCTAGAGCAATAAAAAAAGATGGTGCTATGATTTTAGATGAAGCACAAAAGAAACACTTACTAGATTTATTTAATGCAGGTAGAGAAGTTTTTGATGACTTTGATATTAGATTTGTTAGAGCATGGGATTTAAAACAACTTGAAGATTTAATAGATGATATGAAAGATGCCTTTGGTATAGCACCTAAACTATCTGAATATAAACATGATGATGGTAGTGATATGCCTGCACATTTTCAAGACCACGTATGGTCTGATGACCCAAGAGCATACAAAAGAAAGGACTAATATGCCTATTAATTTATGGGATAAAGAATATAATAAAATATATAAAGAACTTCTACGTGAGTATCTTGATGATGGTTACGATTTAAATGAAGCAGAACGTAATGCTAAAAGAGATGCTAAAGAAATGATGAAAGACCAACTTGACTTTGTTGAAGACTTATGGGACAAAGCATTTAAAGATTTGGAGTAATGATGTGGATAATAAATTAATAAGTAAAGGAGCATGCTCCAAGTGTGGTTCAAGTGATGCAAGGGCAATCTATTCAGATGGTCATAGCTATTGTTATTCATGTGAAACAAGATTTAAAAAAGGAAATGATATGGAAACTGAGAAAATAATACCTATAAGACTAGAGAATGCTATCAAGACTTTTGGTACACTAGGTGCGTTGAGTGAACGTAGTATTCTTAAAGAGACAGCACATAAATATAATACAGATGTTAAAGTAAAAGGTAGTATGAACACACATCATATCTATAAATACTTTGATGAAGGTGGTAACAACATAGCTAATAAGGTACGTGAGGTAGCTACTAAAGATATGTGGTCTGAAGGTAATCTAACTAATGCAGGATTGTTTGGTCAGAATATCTTTGCACCTAAAGGAAAGTACATTACTATTACTGAAGGTGAAGTAGATGCTATGTCTGCCTACGAATTACTAGGTAGTAAGTGGGCATGTGTATCTATAAAGAATGGAGCACAGTCAGCACTACGTGATTGTAAGAAAGCATTTGAATATCTTGATAGCTTTGACCAGATAGTTATATCCTTTGATATGGATAAGCAAGGAAGAGAAGCAAGTGAGAAGGTAGCCCAACTCTTTTCACCTAACAAGTGTAAGGTCATGCACATGGAACATAAAGATGCTAACGAATATCTCAAGATGAATAAACGTGAGCAGTTCTCAAGAGCATGGTGGAATGCAAAGACTTATACTCCTGCAGGTATAGTAAACTTAAAAGAGTTAAAGGATACTTTGTTTGAAGAAGAGTATTGTGAGACTGTACTATTTCCTTGGGCTAAACTTAATGAGAAGACCTATGGTATGCGTACTGGTGAGCTGATTACTTTAACATCAGGTGCAGGTATGGGTAAGAGTTCTATCATGCGTGAGTTGATGCATCATATGTTAAAGAATACAAAAGATAATGTAGGTATCCTAGCACTAGAAGAGAACACAAAGAACACAGCATTTAATATTATGTCTGTTGAAGCTAATGCAAGACTCTATATTAATGAGATACGTAAGAAGTATAGTCAAGACAAATTAGATAAATGGTTTGATGATACTATAGGTACTGGTAGGTTCTTTGCCTTTGACCATTTTGGTTCTACATCTAATGATGAGATACTTGCAAGGGTTAGGTTCATGGCACAAGCATTGGATTGCAAGTGGATATTCCTAGACCATCTCTCTATCCTAGTATCAGGTCAGGAAGAAGGAGATGAAAGAAAATCTATTGATGTACTGATGACTAAGCTACGTTCATTAGTAGAGCAGACAGGTGTAGGATTACTATTAGTATCCCATCTACGTAGACCTTCAGGTGATGCAGGACATGAGAATGGTAAAGAGATTACTCTCTCACATCTACGTGGCTCTGCATCTATAGCACATCTATCTGATAGTGTGATAGGATTAGAACGTAATCAACAAGCAGATGATGAGGTAGCTTCTAACACTACCACCATACGTATTCTAAAGAATAGATATACTGGTGAGACAGGTGTAGCTACACATCTTTACTATGATAAAGAGACTGGTCGTATGAAAGAGATTGACAATCCTTACGAAATAGATAATAACAATGGAGAGGAGGCACCATTTTAATGTGGAAACATTATTGTCATACAGAACAAGAAGAGTTAGAAGTAGGTAATGGTGAAGAGTGTAACTGGTGTGGACTAGATGCTGAAGCTGTCTCTATAGATGGTTTTGATAAAGCTATTATAGGAAAAGGAGAACAATTTAATTCACCACCTTTACTTGTATATTCTTATAGTAGGATATGTAAGATACTAAGAGAAAGAGATGGTATGTCTTGGGAAGAAGCAGACGAATATGCTCAGTTTAATATTACTAATGTATGGGTAGGTGATAGAACTCCCATGATATTATATAATGAGTATTGGTATGATTGGAAAGATGATGAGAGCAATAGTTGATATAGAAACAGACAGCTTGAATGCAACTAAGGTTCATTGTATTGTGGCTAAAGACATAGACTCAGGGAGGGTTTATCCTTTTCCTCCAGACTTGGTAACTGAGTTCAAGTCTTGGGCACAAGGTGTCAAGCAATTTATTATGCATAATGGTTTATCTTTTGATGCACCTGTGTGTAATAGATTGCTAGGTACTAACATTAAACCTGATCAAGTTTTAGATACACTTGTATTGTCTCAGTTGTTTTATCCTATACGTGATGGTCATTCTTTAAAAGCATGGGGAGAGAGACTAGGCTTTCCTAAAGGAGATGTTGATACCTTTGAAGTGTACACACCAGACATGTTAGAGTATTGTAAACAAGATGTTAATATAACACATCAGTTATTAAATGAGATGAAGAAAGAAGGAAAAAACTTTTCACCTTATTCTATTAAGATAGAACATGATGTAAGAGTTATAGTAAACAAACAAGAACGTAATGGTTTTTATTTAGACATGAAAAAAACTATGAACTTATTAAATCTTTTACAAGATGAAGCAACTGAATTAGTTACGTGGTCTGTTAAACATTTTGATCCTACTGTAGTAGAGTTAGTAACAAAAACAAAATACATACCATTTAATATAGGTTCAAGACAACAGATAGCAGATAGATTATCTAAAATAGGATGGAAACCTAAACAACATACAGATAAAGGTAATATCATTATTAATGAAGCTGTATTAGATACAATAGATATGCCTGAAGCAAGAAAGTTCTCTAGGTATTTTCTATTACAGAAACGTATAGCACAAATTAAGTCATGGATAAAAGCATGTGATGATAATGATGGTAGAGTACATGGTAGAGTAATGACACTTAAAACTATTACTGGTCGTATGTCTCACAACTCTCCTAACATGGCACAAATACCTGCAGTACGTTCACCTTATGGTAAAGAGTGTAGAGATTGTTGGACAGTAGAAGATACCTCTACTCATTCTATTGTAGGTACTGATGCTAGTGGATTAGAGTTAAGATGTTTAGCTCACTACATGAATGATACTACATTTACAGACATACTATTAACAGGTGATATACATACACACAACATGAAGATGGCAGGTCTAACTGATAGAGACCAGGCAAAGACTTTTATATATGCCTTTATGTATGGAGCAGGTGCTGCTAAAATAGGAAAGATAGTAGGAGAAGGTGCTAAAGAAGGACAAAGATTAATAGATAATTTCTTATCAAGTATGACAGCTTTAAAAAGAGTACGTGATGGTGTAACTAAAGCATCAGCTAAAGGAAAGATTAAAGGTATAGATGGTAGATTACTACATATACGTAGTGCACATAGTGCATTGAATACTTTATTACAAGGAGCAGGAGCAGTTGTATGTAAGATATGGCTTATTAATATAATGACAAGAGTAAGAACACTAGGGCTTGATGCTAAACTTGTAGCTAGTATTCATGATGAGTATCAGTTTGAAGTTCTAAACACAGATGTTAAAAAGTTTGGACAGATAACTAAAGATGCTATGAAAGATACAGAGAAAGAGCTACACATGAAGTGTCCTCTTGATAGTGAATGGAAGGTAGGTAAGACATGGGCAGAGACACACTAAACGAACAGTTAATATTATTTCCATACGAGAAAGATATTGTTTATGATTTGGAAACAGATACCAGAGAATGCAAAGACTGTAAAAAAACTTTACCATTTAAGAACTTTCCAATTAAAAGTTTTATGACTGATAATTTGGGAATATTATCAAGAGTTTGTAAGAGTTGCGAATCAAAAAGAAATTCAAAGTATAAGCAAAGAAGAAGGGAAGTTAAACTTCCTGAAGAAAATTACTGTTGTCCTGTATGTTTAAGAAATGAAAAACAATTAAAAACAAATAAAATAGTTGTAGATGTTTCTACTTATAAACCTAGAGAACATAAATCTAAAAGAAAAAATGTGTGGTGTTTAGATCACGATCATATAACAGGTAAGATTAGAGGGTGGTTATGTAACTCCTGCAATGTTTCTAAAGGAAGTATAGGAGATGATTTAGAATCAGCAGAAAGATTAGTAAAATATTATAAAGGAGAATAACATGGAAGTTAAAGAATTTAAAGGAAGAAAAGATCATGCTCAGTATATAACAAGAGGTATACAGGTAGAAAATAACTTTATAAAGACTGTTAAAGAGCATGGATATACAGTTGAGATAGCTGATGATAACACTAACATATATAAACATATAGATTTATATCTTACTAAAGATAACAAGACAGTTAGTGTAGATGTAAAGGCTAGAAGAACAGGTAATAAACAAAGAGTTTTTGATGACGCATGGATTGTTGTTGAGTTTCTAAATACAATAGGTAAGAAAGGTTGGCTTTATGGTGACTGTGATTACTTTGTATTTGAAAGAGAGCATGACTATGTATGGTGTATCGCAAAAGAGTTAGTAGAATTAACTGACAAAGTTGTAGATAAAAGCACTAGAGTAGAAAGCTACAGAGATGCTAACTACAAAACATGGGGTAGAAAACATCAAGGAAAACAAGACCTTATCTCAAGAATTGAGATGAGTTATATATTAAAACTAAATAATACATTTATTATGAATAAAACTCTTGACAATATTAAAGAGCCATGTCATAATTCTTTTATTAATAAACAGAAAAGGAGTACACGTATGAGTGTAATACAAGGAACAGCTAACTGGGCACATATAATTAAACCTAACTTTAAATTTAAAGAGGAAGGTGAATGGAGTATTGATGTATGTAACCTTGACGAAAAGAATACTGCTATAGCTCAGAAAGATGGGCTATCTATTAAGAATAAAGGTGATGAGAATGGTAACTTTGTTACTATAAAAGCTAAGACTACATGGGGTAAAACAGGAGAGAAGAAAGATCCACCTAAAGTTGTAGGTGCTGACAAGCTTCCTTTTACAGAAGCTAAAGTTGGTAATGGTTCATTAGTTAATGTAAAGTACACTACGTATGAGCATAAACCTTATGGTACATTTGGTGACTTGAAAGCAGTAATGATTGTAAACTTTGTTCCTGCACCTGAGTCATTAGATGATGACATGCTTAGTGACTTTGATGTAGTTGAAGATGGATATAAAAGCAAGCAAGATGCTGACTTAGATTTTGCATAACAATTAAATAGGAAAGGATGGGAAGGTATAGTTTATCTTCCCATTTCTATTATGAAAACTATTGATACTTTAGTACAAGATATGTATGATTTATTTAATCCTCTTGTTGATTCAAATTTAAAAGAAGAAGAAGTTGATGCTCATCTAAACTCTTTTACAGAGAGTGTAAAGAAAACATTGAAAGGTTTACTTAATGAGAAACCTAGAGAAAGAGGTAGGCTAAGACTATCTGCTATAGGCAAACCTGCTAGACAATTATGGTATGAGAAAAATTCTAAAGAGGAACCTAAACCTTTAGAGTCTAACACAAGAATTAAATTTTTGTATGGTCATCTGTTAGAGGATGTCTTAATTCTTTTAGCTAGACTTTCTGGACATGTGGTAACTGACTTACAGAAACAAGTTAATGTACATGGTATTGTAGGACATCAAGACTGTGTGATAGATGGTGTATTGGTTGATTGTAAGAGTGCATCAGGTAAAAGTTTTCAAAAGTTTGCTAATGATAATCTAGCTACTGATGATCCCTTTGGATACATAGCACAAATCTCTGCTTATGCTGAAGGTAATGGTGTAGATGAAGCTGCTTTTTTAGCTATAGATAAACAACATGGAAGCATCTGTTTAACTCGTGTTCATTCAATGGAGATGATTAATGTTAAAGAAAGAATTAAATATCTTAAAGAAACTGTTGAGAAAGACTCTCCACCAGACAGGTGTTATAGTGATCTACCTGATGGGGCTAGTGGTAATCGTAAGCTTGCTATTGGTTGCTTGTACTGTTCGCACAATCGTACTTGTTGGAGTGATGCTAATGAAGGTAAGGGATTACGTGTCTTTAATTATTCAAATGGTAAGAGGTATCTTACACAAGTTAAAAAAGAACCTAATGTGGAGGAGATAACTGAATGGTAAGTCATTGGGTTCAATATGGAACTAAAAAACTTTTTGTTCCTGACTTAGATAAGTTTGGATTTGTTTATATCATTACTAATTTACAAACAGAAAAGAAATATATAGGATGTAAACAATACTTTATTGGCAAGTCAAAACGAGAATCAAGATGGCAATCTTATATGGGTTCTTCAAAATATTTAAAAGAAGATATAAAAAAAGTAGGTAAGAAAAATTTTAAGTTTGAAGTGATTGATGAATTTAAAAACAAAAGAAGTTTAAAGTACTATGAGTTAGCTTATCAAGTAAAGTATAATGTACTAACTGATTGTGTTGAAGGTTCAGACAATAATAAATATTATAATAATTATATAGGTGGTAAATTTTTTAGACCTGTAGAAAGAAAGGAGGTAAAAAATGTCAATTAAAAAAGCAATGTACGACACAGCACTAGCTGAGTTTCAATCTCAAAGAGATAAAGCTATTACTAATGCACGTATATACTTAAAACATCCTAGTGGCATAGGAGAACATGGACAAGTAGTTGATGAATTTATTAAACAAGTAAAGTTAGCTGCTGAAGCAGACGAAGCTGCGTCTATGTTAATAGATACATTTAGAGATGAGATAGCACAAGAAGAATAAAATGGATGAAGAGTACATTGAATTAATAACAGAGTTAGAAGAAGAAACTTTTACAAGTCCTGAAAGAATCTTATTTATTTCTGTTATCTTTCAAGCATTGTTAGATGCAACAAAAGAAAAGACTATAGTAGAATCATCACGTACAAGTGTTGAGAGACAACATGCACGTGCTTGGTTCTTCTGTAGTGTTGGTGTAACGTGTGATAACTTTGAGTATGTCTGTGAGAATGCAGGTATGGATGCAGACTATACAAGAAGTTTCGCAATTAAAGTAATTAATTCAAAGGAAATAAAATATGTCAGACAAAGAATCAGAAGAGTTCTCGACAAGTCGTGAGAGCTATGAACAATATATGTATAGAAAAAATCAAGAAGAAAAAGCAATAGAAGGTACACATGAGTATGAGTATGGTAAAGCTACTGATAAACAAATAGGTGGTAGTCATTATAAAGATTGTGTTATACAACCTGTAGATTATATTGTAGAAAATAAGCTTGACTTTCTAGAAGGTAATATAGTAAAGTATATAACTAGACACAAAACAAAAAATGGTATAGAAGATATTAGAAAAGTAATACACTATGCAGAGTTAATATTAGAAAAGAAATATGGAAAGGAAAAATAGATGGCATCATTAATGGGTAGTAATTATTTACCTACTGAGTACCAATCATTCATTCACATGTCTAGGTATTCTAGATGGATAGAAGAAGAAGGTAGAAGAGAAACATGGAGTGAAACAGTAGGAAGACTTGTGTCTTTCTTTAAGGATCATATAGATACTAACTATGAAGGAGGAGTTACAGATAAAGAGTGGAATGAAATAGAAGAATCTATTTTATCTCTTGAAGTTATGCCAAGCATGAGAGCTCTTATGACTGCAGGTAAAGCATTAGATAGAGAACATGTATCAGGTTATAACTGTTCTTATATTCCTATTGATAGCCCAAGAGCATTTGATGAGGTGTTATATATTCTTATGAATGGTACTGGTGTAGGCTTCTCTGTTGAGAGACAGTATGCTGACAAGCTACCTACTGTACCTGATGTAGAGTTTGAGTACATAGATAGTGTTGTTTCTGTTACTGATTCTAAAGATGGATGGGCAAGAGCCTATAGAGATTTGATAGCTTACCTATACACAGGTAGAGTACCTAAGATAAATGTATCTAAGGTTAGACCTGCAGGTGCTAGACTTAAAACATTTGGTGGTAGAGCTAGTGGTCCTCAACCTTTGGTAGATTTGTTTGACTTTACTATTACTAAGTTTAAAGAATCAAGAGGTAGAAAACTTTCCTCTATGGAATGTCATGACATAGTATGTAAGACAGGTGAGGTTGTAGTTGTAGGTGGAGTACGTAGGTCAGCTCTTATATCTTTATCTAACTTATCAGACCAACGTATACGTACAGCTAAGACAGGTGAGTGGTGGTCAACTAATCCAGAGAGAGCTTTAGCTAATAACTCTGTTGCTTATACAGAGAAACCTGATCCAGGTATCTTCATGAAGGAATGGTTGTCCTTGTATGAAAGTAAGTCAGGTGAGAGAGGTATCTTTAGTAGAGCATCTGCTCAAAAGAAAGCTGCTGAGAATGGTAGAAGAGAATCTAACTGGGACTTTGGTACTAATCCTTGTAGTGAAATTATCCTTAGACCTAATCAGTTTTGTAACCTTACAGAGATAGTAGTACGTGCTGGAGATACTATTAATACTCTTACAAGAAAGATTAAAGTAGCTACCTTACTAGGTACTATACAATCTACCTTTACTAACTTTGGCTACCTAAGAAAAGTATGGCAAGATAATACAGAGGAAGAAAGATTACTTGGTGTATCTCTTACTGGTATTATGGATTCTGAATTACTTAATGGCAGAGAAACAGGACTTGCTAAGACATTAGAGAAACTTAAAAAGGTAGCAGTAGAGTGTAACAAAGAATATGCTGAGAAGTTTAACATCAATCAATCAACAGCTATTACTTGTGTTAAACCTTCAGGTACTGTGAGTCAGTTAGTTGATAGTGCTAGTGGTATACATGCTAGACATAATCCTTATTACATTAGAACAGTAAGAGGTGATAACAAAGACCCATTGACTGAGTTTATGAAGTCATGTGGTATACCTAATGAGCCTGATGTAATGAAGACAGAACATACTACTGTATTCTCTTTTCCTATGAAAGCTCCTTCAGGTTCAGTATGTAGGACAGACATGACAGCTATAGAACAGTTAGAGATATGGAAAACATATGCCAAGCATTGGTGTGAACATAAACCTTCTGTAACTATTAGTGTTAAGGAAGAAGAGTGGGTTCCAGTAGGTGCATGGTGTTGGGAAAACTTTGAGTATCTAAGTGGTGTATCTTTCTTACCTTTCTCTGACCATACATATCAACAAGCACCTTATCAAGATATAGATGAGAAAACTTATAAAGAGTTAGTAAAAGCTATGCCTTCTAGTATTAACTGGGCTAAGTTAAAAGACTTTGAAAAAGAAGATAACACGAAAGGATCACAAGAACTTGCATGTACTGCAGGGGTATGTGAGTTGGTGGATATATAATGAAAGAAAGTAAACCTGCAATAGCTACTGCTGATGTTGAATTAATTAGAAAGGTGATAGCTTATTATTTAAAATATGCTTCACCTCCTAATAAAGAAGTAGAAGAGAAGTTATTATCTCTTCACCATAGAGTAGGTAGATTATAAAAGTTCTTGACTTTTAAATTAAACTATGGCATAATTACATTAAAGTTGAGGGAGTGTTTTGTTTCCTTTCGCTCCCTCATAATAAGGAGATAAAATGAATACAGTTTATATAGGGTATGACCCCAAAGAAGATACAGCATATGAAGTTTTAAAGTTTACCATAGAAAGAATATCAGGTAATAACATACGTGTTGTACCATTAAGAAAAGATCTATTAGAACTTACAGGAATGTACAAACGTAAGTCTGAGTTAATAAAAGGACAGCCTTATGATGTTATAGATGGCAGACCTTTCTCAACTGAGTTTAGCTTTAGTAGGTTTTTAGTACCTGCTTTAAATTTATATGAAGGTAAAGCTTTATTTATGGATTCAGATATGTATTTACGTGCTGATGTAAATGAGCTATTTGAAATGTGTGATATGGATTACTATCCTGTATGGTGTGTTCATCATGACTACAACCCAAAAAATAAAACAAAAATGGATGGTAAAGAACAACACCAATACAACAGAAAGAATTGGTCTAGTCTTATAATGTTTAATTGTGGACATAGTGAGAATAGAAAGCTTACACCTGAAGTAGTTAATACACAAACAGGTAGATGGTTACATGGCTTTGGTTGGTTGCCTGATAAAGAAGCAGACATAGGTAGAATACCTGAAGAATGGAATTGGTTAGATGGTCATTCACCACCAGACATGGATGCAAAGAATGTACACTTTACTACAGGTGGTCCTTGGTTTAAAGATTGGAAACCAAGAGGAGAAGTAGAAGGTAAGTATGCTGTTGAATGGTGTAATGATGCAGACTACTTAAAGCTTAAAGGTATAATTAAAATGGATAAGGACTACATGATATGAAGATAAATTTTGTTACTTCTTTTAATGAAGATATTTATAAAATTGCAGGACATCATTTACTTAAATCAATTAAAGATAATTGGAAACCTGATATAAATGTAACATGTTACTATCATAATTTAGATTTAAAAAACTATTCTATACTAGAAAATAACTCAGTATCTTTTAGAAAATTAGAAAAGATAGAAGATTATAAACTATTTAAAGAAGTAAATATAACACATGATGGTACAGAGAAAGGACAAATTCCTTACAACTGGAAATTAGATGCTACTAAATGGTGCAATAAAGTATTTGCTTTGACTGAGAAAGCTTTTGAATTAGCAGAAGAATCTAAAGATGCAGGTTGGTTGATATGGATTGATGCTGATTCTATGTGTCAAAAAAGATTAGTACCTGAAGACATACTTAATATGTTAAATGATGATTGTGATATAGCTTATTCAGGTGTAAGAGATTATCCTGATGGTTCTAGGTATCTTGATACATCTTTCATGGCTTTTAATTTAAATAAGAAACCTGCTCTTGATTTACTTGGTGACTTACGTGGTGCTTATAACTCAGGAGAACTACTACAGTACAGAGAATGGCATGACTCTTTCTTAATGGAAAGGCTTTTAAATATTTATAAAGCTCATGGTATGCATATAGAATCTGTTGAACAAATTAAAGATTACATTACACACTTTCAAGGTATAGAAAATATAAGTCTTAATCCTATTAGAGATAATGATGGTAATAGATTAGTTGCTTTATCAGAAGATAAAACATCTCAAGACATTATGCCTACAAGATATAAACAATTAGCTGATGTTATTAGAGAATATAAACCTAAGTCTATAATAGAAGTAGGGACATGGAATGGTGGTCGTGCTATTGAAATGGCTCTTGCTGCTTTTGAAAGTCAAGATGAACTATTGTATAGAGGGTTTGATTTATTTGAAGATGGTACTTTAGAAACAGATTCAGAAGAATTTAATCTTAAAGCACACAATACTCAGAGTGCTGTTATAAAAAGATTACAAGACTTCAGGGCTAGGATGATGGAGAAAAAGAAAGTCTTTACATTTGAGTTAGGGAAAGGTAACTCAAAAGATATACTAAAAGATCGTACAGATTTAGATGCTGATCTTGTTTTAATAGGTGGTGGTAATAGTATAGCTACTACAAGAAGTGACTATGATAATTTAAAACATAATCCTATTATTGTTATTGATAATTTCTTTAGAGAAGATGAAGAAAAAATAAATGCTCCTGAACAATACCAAGGAACAAATAAAATTTTTGATAGTTTACCTAAAGGAAAAAAAGATGGAGTACGTAGATGGGTATTACCTTCTCAAGATAAAGTAAGAGGTGGTGGTTTTACACATCTTACTGTTATACTTACTGATAAAAAATTACAAGATATACCTAAAGGTTTATTAAGTGTTCCTATTGTAGTACATCCTAGAGATTGTGTACCTAAAGATTTTATTAGGGATAACATTAGAACTAATTTAAAACTTATAAAGACTTGGCTAGGTAAATTTCCTATGCATCAAGGTAATGTTACACTTGTATCAGGTGGTCCTTATTTAAATATACCTAAATTAAAAGCACATATAAAAAATAATCCTGATAGTAAAATTGTATGTGTTAAACATTCTTATCCTACACTTATTAATAATGGTATACTTCCTTGGGCATGTATTGTACTAGACCCTAGACCTATTACAGGTACAAGTACACATGGTGTAGTAAGAAAAGATTTATTTAAAAAGGTAGAAAAGAAAACTAAATTCTTTGTAGCTTCCATGACTGATCCTTCTGTTACTGAACATTTAATATCTAAAGGTGCAGAAATACATGGATGGCATGCATTTACAGAATCATTACGTGATCCAGAAGAACAGAAGAAAGCAGTACATAATAATTCTGTTACTCTTAATCCTGCTATAGGTATACCTCAAGGTGCTACTCTTATTACAGGTGGTACATGTGCTGCTATGAGAGCTTTAGGTATCTTTCATACTATGGGATTCAGACACTTTGACTTGTTTGGATTTGATTGTAGCATGGAAGAACCTACTAAAGAACAACAGAAAGAAACTACAGGTGCTGAAGATGAAGAACCTAAACCTAAATATTTTAAAGTAGGTATAGGAGATACACAGTATTGGACTACAGGAGAACTTCTTGCTATGGCACAAGACTGTGAAAGAACATTTGCTAATCCACCTATGGAAATGAATTTAAATTTCTATGGTAAAGGTACATTGGTAGCTGCTCTATGGAATTTACAACCTAAACCAAAAACATTTGAGGAAACATTTAATGGATAACTATGTATTACCTACAAAACCTAAACCTTCTGAAAAGTATTTAGAATTAATAGAAGCTTATAAACATTTACATGAAGATGATGCTAAGTTTCAAGGTATAAGTTTAATACCTTTTGCTATAGATATATATGGCATTATACAATATAATAAATGTAAATCTATTTTAGATTATGGTTGTGGCAAAGGGTATCCTTACAAAGAACAATACAAAAATCTTAATCATAAAGGAAAGATACCTAACTTTGATAAACCTTTACATTTATGGTGGGGTATAGAAGATTTATTCTTATATGATCCAGGTGTACCAGAACATGATAAGCTACCTACTAAAAAACATGACATGGTAATATGTACTGATGTGTTAGAACATATACCTGAAGAAGATTTAGATTGGATAATACGAGAGATATTTAGTCTATCTAGTTCAACAGTCTTTATAAACATATCTTGTGAACCTGCTTTAAAAACATTTACTACAGGTAAATATAAGGGAGAGAATGTACATGTTTCTTTATTTGATAATAAATGGTGGGTAAATAAAATGAAAGGTATATGGAAAGAGTACAAAGATTTAAAAATATACTTGACTTGTACATCAAAAGAAGGTATAATAGGGACATGTATCAAAGGAGATTAACATGCTTAGTTTATTAACACAACTACTGCCTGTTGTAGGAGAGGTTATAGATAGAGTTGTACCTGATCCTAAAGCTAGAGAAGCTGCTAAGTTACAGCTAATTCAACAAGCACAAGAAGGAAAATTAAAAGAAGTAGAACATCAGTTATCAGCTATACTTGCTGAAGCTCAGTCAAAAGATCCTTGGACATCCAGAGCAAGACCTACATTTTTATATGTAGTGTACTTATTAATATTAACATCAATTCCAATGGCTCTTGTTCATGCTTTTAATCCTGAACTTGCACTACGATTAATAGAAGGTTTTCATGGCTGGCTCTCAGCTATACCTGAACCTATTATTACATTGTTTGGTGTAGGTTATCTTGGTTATACAGGTGCTAGGAGTTACGATAAATTTAAAAGGTTAAACTAAACTATGTTTCCATACAATGAATCAGAATGGGAGTGGATCTCATCTGCTAATACTTTACAAGGAGAAATTAAATGGCTAAGAAATCTAAAGATACTACCAAGAAAAATAAGAAAAAAATCAAGTACATTATTGCATGCCTTGTCCTTTCATTAATAGTCATAGGTTCTATATTTTTTACAATGCCTAAAGAAGCAGAAGCTACTGAGTCTAAAGGGTTTAGTACATTACCTGGATGGTCTGCAGGATACAGATACTACTTCGATATGGATGAAGATCAGAAAAGTAAAATGCGATTGTTTGGTAAGTATAAACAAGTAAGTGGTAGTACTATCAAGTTTGGTTGGAC